CCTGGACCGAAGACCCGATCCTGGCCAGCAAGAAGTTCACCTGTGTTTACCGAGTCCTCGACCCGGGGTCGCAGTACCTGTGGAAGCTGTGGGCCGAGGGCGAGCCCGAGGACGTGCTGATGCGCTGCTTCCTGTACCGGCACACCGGGCGCATCGAGGCGTGGGATGCCCTGGAGCTTACCGTCGGCCTGCCTACCGTCGGCAGCCTCGACCGGGTGCTGGAGGCGTGGCGGGTCTATCGCGGCGAGGGCGTCACGAAGCTGAAGAACGAGAAGCCCTACGGTGAGCGCAAGAACCGGGCAGGTGGCTTCCAGAAGACGACATATCGACGGTCCATGTTCACTGGGGCATATCTGGTCTTCCCCCAGACGACCATCCCAGGAACGGACAAGCTGGAATCCATCATCGACCTCACCCGTCGGCTGTTCGATCCGCGGTCCGACACCTACGTCGTGCCGGACTTTCTAGCGGCCAAGACCCAAGCCGAGCGCTTTGCGGTCTTGCGCCGGAACCGAGGCGTGGCTGACTTCATGTCGATGCAGGTGCTCACCGATTGGGGCTACAGTCCGTTCGTGGACGAGGACCGCGAAGACGAGTTCGTGGTGCCTGGCCCGGGCGCGAAGCGAGGGCTGGATCACCTGGGCGCGACCCTGGCCGAGGCGGTCCAGCTGATCTGGAATTCCCGCGATTGCCCCACGATCAAGACGCCTAGCGGCCAGTTGCGCAGACCGTCAATGATGGACGGTCAGAATTGTCTTTGCGAGTATGGCAAGTATGTGAGATTCCAACAGAGGCCGCTGTCGGCCAAGCCCTATGTCCCTGCCCACCCTGGCCCGCAGCCAGATCCCCACATGCCGAGTCACTGGTGACCGCCTACGTCACGGTCCACCAGAAGCTGGTGGAGGAACGAGGCAGCGCGTCAGCTCATGCGTACTCCGCTGACCTGGACTGCTACGAGCCGTTGTGCCGCAAGTGTCACCGTCGCCTCGACATAGACCTCGGGCATCGGGTCGCCAACCAGATCCGTCGTCAGTGCTCGGAGTGCGGCCTCGTGGCGCACCCTGCGGCGCTGGGGGCACATCAGAAAGGCAGTGGCCGCCAGGGCTACGCCGACCTACCGAAAGGCACGTCATGACCTTCTGGATCGCCCTCGCCGTCCTCGTCGGCCCGACCCTGTTTTGGGGTCTGTACCTCGCCCACCACAAGATCACCGGCACGCCGCGGACCCGCGAGAACTGGCTGTAGCGCAGTCTCGCTAACAACGCCGACCCGCCGCCTCGGGCGGTTCATACTTGGCTCAACCGAATGGAAGGAACCGGCATGAAGCACAACTACATCGAGCCCAACCTCGACCAGGCACTGCCCCGACTGTTGCACGACCTGATCAACGTCGGCCAGGAGCACATCTCGCGCAACGGGCAGGTGAAGGAGCTGATGCACACCGGCATCACTCTGACACAGCCCTGGCAGCGCGAGATCACCCTGCCCGGTCGCAAGGCGAACATCGCTGCGCAGGTTGCTGAGACAATGTGGGTGCTCGCAGGCCGAGGCGACATCGCCTGGCTCAGCCACTACCTGCCCCGAGCCGCGGACTTCTCGGACGACGGCGACACCTGGCGCGCTGCCTACGGGCCGCGCATGCGCTTCTGGAACAAGCCCGAGCTGGGTCGTTTCGTCGAAGTCGACCAACTGGCGTATGTGGTGGACGAGCTCCGCGCCGACCCGCTGTCCCGTCGTGCGGTGATTAGCCTCTGGGATCCCACCGTCGACACCACACCCGGCAAGGACATCGCATGCAACAACTGGCTGTCGTTCTCGTCCCGGCTGGGCAAGCTCGACCTCCACGTCGCCGTCCGGTCCAACGACGCGATGTGGGGATGGTCCGGCATCAACGCCTTCGAGTGGTCGGCGGTTCAGGAGGTCGTCGCCGGGCTGCTCGGGCAGGAGGTCGGCTCCCTGCACTTCTCCACCACGTCGCTCCACCTGTACGACCGCCACTGGGCGAAGGCTGAGAAGATCGCCGAGTCCCACACGGGCTGGCTCCATGGCAACCGGGACTCCCCGCGGCTTAGTGGCATCCGGTCTCTCGCCGACTTCGACAAGCTGGTTACTCGCTGGTTCGCCATCGAGGCGCGGATCCGTCAGAACATCGACGTCACTCACTCGGTCGACCACTTCCCCGAGCCGATGCTGCGCAGCTGGCTGCGGGTCATCCAGTGGTGGCACACCGGCGAGGAGCACTACCTCAATCCGCTGGCTGGGACGCGGCTGCGGGAGGCGTGCCGCGTCTCAGTCCAGCCCATCCACCTGCGCGCCGAGGCGGTGCAGCGGTCGGCCAAGCTGATCAACCTGTCGCAGTCCAAGCTGCTCCGGGAAGCCTTGGCCGAGGTCGAGTCCGACAAGGTCGCCAACATCCCCGCGGCCAAGCTGCCGCGCTTCCTGGACCTCCTGACCGAGGCCGAGCGCAAGGCCGCGGAACGCAGGCGGGAGACGTTCGAGAGCCTGATGGCCAAGGCGGAGCTGGTCGACACGACCACCGTCTCGCCGTTCCTGGTCGAGGTGATGCAGCTTCACATCGACAAGCACCAGGCGTACGGCGACAGCTGGAAGCGTCGAGGCGAGATGCTCGGCATCATGGCCAACATCGCCCGCAAGGTGGATCGCCTCGGGAAGAACGGCGGTGGTGACACCGCCACCGACACCGCGGTCGACCTCATGGTCTACCTGGCGAAGTACCTGGTGTGGTTGGGTGATCACGCAACCGTCCCACCAGGCAAGGACAGCGACTCTACTGATGTCGCCAACGCGCTGCTCGGAGAGGTGGAGCGCAACGTTGGCAACGACTGGCGAGGTGCGAAGGTGTCCAACCTGGAAGACAGTCTCATCAAGACATTTGACGCCCTCGAGAAGGAAGTCGAGTCTCGTCACCCAGCCAGGAACGTGACAGTCAACTCGATGCTGCGGGCATCGTACAGGTTGGCCCGGCAGCTGTGGGAGGCCGACCAGTCCACGACGCCCGGGCACCGCGCTGACTGCGCCTGCAACGACTGCGAGCAGCGGAACTGGAACGGCGACGAGTACAAGGGTGCAGACCATGAGTGATCACCTGACCGTCCTCGGGTTTCGTTGCACGGGGTGCGACAGTGAGACCTTCAATACCGCCGAAGCAGCCTTGAAGCACGAACAAGACGAGCCCAATTACGGCCACGAGTACGAACTAGTGAAGGAGTACGGCCAGTGACCCGCGATTGGCGACTGCCCGAGAACCGTCGGGAGCTTCTGCAACGGCACTACTCGTTCAGCCTCAAGTACAAGTCGTTCCCGGGCATGGTGTACTCGATGTTGCCTGCGCTCGCCGAGGCGTACGACCTGGACGCCGATCAGCGGGCGTGGCTCGTGTGGCTCAACGGCAACACGCAGAACGCGGTCACCTCCATGCTGCTCCTGGACGCCGCGCCGACTCCTGACAAGTGGCACAAAGCGGTCGACTTCTGGAACGACAACTTCAAGGCGCTGGAGTGGGACACCGACCGACGGCACCAGAAGGGCAAGTTCGGCGAGGCCACCGAGAAGTGGGCCGAGGGCTTGCGCCTCGGACCTGCCGAAGAGTGGGCCTTGGTATCCCGCGGCGGGTGGGAGAACACCTGGAACTACTCCAAGTCGCAGCCCTACATGGGCAGGCTGTCGGCCTGGTCGATGATGGAGTACGCCCGGATCCTCCTGCCAGGCGTGCCGGACATCGGCTCCTGGATGCTCCAGGACAAGTCCGGGTCGCAGTCCCACCGCAACGGGCTGGCTTGGGTGAAAGGGTACGACTCGGTCTATTGGGACCCGGGCGTCGCCGACATGCTCGGCATCGTCGGGGAACTGGACGCCTTCGCCGAGGAGCTTCTCGATGAAGCCAATCTGAGGAACTTGGACCGGATGAAAGAGCCCTACCAGTGGCACCCGAATGTCTGCCGTCTCACCATGGAGTCGATCCTGTGCACCACCAAGTCGTTCAACAAGCCGAACCGGCGCTACCCGAACGTCTACGCTGACATGTTCTACAACCGGATCCGCAAGGCTGAGTCGAAGTTCGGCCCGCGGTTCGAGTTGCTGTGGGAGACCCGGCGCAAGGACCTACCCGAGGCGCTGCGGCTGGAGGACAACCCGGGCGACCCGGGCCTCGCACCGGTCAAGCAAAACCTGTTCCGTGAGACCGGCCAGGTTCCGATGATGTGGATCGACTACCCGGACATGGACTACCGATGATCGGCGACTCGCGCTACGGCTTCCGCTGGGGGCCGATGTGGGTGCAACGCGTCGCTCAGATCGCTCACCGGGGTCGCGGCGACTACCGCGTCCTCGAGATCACCACCAACCACCACACGCTGCAGGTGAACGTCTCGCCGAAGGGCCAGTCGATTCGCGTCTTCCTGGACCACAAGGAGCTCAAGTGATCACCCTTCTAGCTGATCCCGAGGTCGCCACGCCTCTGGAGCTTCACGACGGCATGTGGTACAAGCGTGACGATCTGCTCGCCTTCTCGAACGGCGTAAACGGCAAGGTCCGCACCTCGCTGTACCTGGCCCGGCATGCCAAGAAGGAGGGCTTCGAGGGGCTCGTCTATGGCGGTTCGGTGCATGCTCCTGCCCTCGGTCGTGTCGCCTCGGCTGCCGCCTACGAAGGGCTGGGCTGCGAGCTGGTCATCGGATCCGACCCCAACAAGGCGATCCGGCACGACACCGTCCGGGTGGCGGTCGAGGCCGGTGCCCACCTGGTCCGGTGTAGCGTCGCATACAACCCGGCGCTGCAGAAGCTCGCCCGGGAGACCGCCTTGTACAGCGGAGGCGCGATCTTCCAGGTGCCCTACGGCGTGTCGACGCCGGACGAGTGGACGCCCGACCAGGTGCGCGGCTTCCTGGAAGAAGACGCCTGGCAGGTCGAGGACCTGATCGACGAGGGCATCGAGACCCTGGTCATCCCGTTCGGGTCGGGCAACGCCGCGGCAGGCATCTTATACGGGCTGGCCACCCGAGGCTACGGCGACATCGAGCGCGTCGTCCTGGTCGGCGTCGGTCCGGACCGCCGCGAGTGGTTGATGGATCGGCTGCGGTACGTCGACGTGGGGCACGGTGGAGACCTTCCGGACATCGAGTACTTGCCGCTGCACCCGCACTTCGCCGAGTACGGCGACCGGATGCCCGAGACCCGCGACGGCATCGACTTTCATCCAACCTACGAGGGAAAAGTCGTGCGGTTCCTCGACGTGCTGAGGCCGACCTGGTGGACCGCCCGCGACGGCAAGACCTGCATGTGGATAGTTGGTGGCAAGCCGTGACCCGGTCCGTCTACGTCATCGGCGGCACCGGCACCGGAAAGTCGACGTTCACCGCCCAGCTCATCAGCGAGCTCGGGTGCGAATACGGGCCGCTGACGGACCTCCACGTCCTGCGCAACGCCAAGTCCCTGGTAACCCTTCGCGGCCACCCACTGATGCGGGAGAACGGCGCTCAGGGCCTCTACCTCGGGGTCAACCGGGAGAGCTTCCCAGGCACCGACGGATTGGACCGGGCCACCTCGCCCACGGGCGAGGCGTGGCTGCAGGCGGGTGACCTGCCGGACTTCATCGTGTCCGAGGGTGCGACGCTGTCGACGGTCCGGTTCCTGACCGCGCTGCAGGACCACACCGAGCTACTCCTGGTCCACCTGCACCTCGACTTGGACACCCGGGCGGAACGTCTCGCCCGGCGAGGTACGCCGATGAGCCTGCAGTTCACCAAGCAGTCGACCACCAGGGCCGCGAACCGGCTCGCCGACATGCAGGCCCGGGGTGCGCGCACTCTGTCGGTGGACACCGGGGATTCCTGGGCTTGTGAGTTCGCTCTGGACGCCGCCAAGATTCATCTGCAGAAGGGGTAGCGCATCTGCACTGGGTGCACTAACGTGTCTCCCATGGAACCCATCTGTAACCGCCTCTGCTGCTGCTCTTCGTGCGGCGCTGCCCGTACCTGCTTCCTCGTGCTCGACGGTCCTGACGGTCTAGTTGACGCCTGGGCCTACTGCGAGGGCTGCTCGTCGGGTTGGGCGTCCCTCGCCGGGTTGAACCTCGCGGGCCTCACCTACACGGTGACCTCGGTCCTGCCCGTTCGGTAAGTTACTGGGCGGTAGGGGTAGCGCCCTACCGCCCATCTACACTAGCATCCCTCCTGCAGCT